TGTAGATGTCAACAATACCATTGGGAAACATGTCGCAGTAATGATCGAGTTTAGAATCACACTGGTTGTAGTCATCGCTATGGAATAGGATGCTAAGTTCACCTTCATTGGTCAACAGACAAACACTAAAGCGGCGAAAGTCAGGCATGATCGTGAATAATGTGTGGGCGTAGCTAATTGCTACAGAGAAGGGGCTCTGTTACCTGCCCCTAGTTTGTAGTAATCAACCGGCGTAGTAAGGCTCAGTAGGAACAAGACGAACAGCGAAAGGTACATCAGCCAACCGAGCCACATAGCAGCCAAGCTGCTCAGACCATACGGGCTCGCATCCCTGCCAAAGTAGGTTGCGTACCTCAGAAGTAGGATGGCTGGTGTAGCCAGTGGTTAGCCTGTCGTTAGCTGCCTGAAGTTCAGGATGCTCACAATCGGCTAGGTAGTTGACTGAATTACTGTTAATCGGGCTTGCATACCAACCACAGACAAGATCAAAGAATCCTGTCTCAGCCAGTTGATCAACTCGATAGACAGCAAGTGATCCATAGTTGCCCCTAACGTCCCCACCTAGGTGAGTCTCGATAACAACAAACACATCATCACACCAAAGCCAATCGGAACAATCAACCGGAGCAAACACAGAATAAACATAGTTTGCAGATAGATCATTCTCTTGGTTGTAGCTGTTGTCTCTTGCTACTTGCTCGTATTGCTGATGGCCCAGTCGGGCGAACCAACGACACAGAGCTTCATCCTGTTCTGTTGCCCATTGATCAGCGTCAATAGACTCAGGCAGCTCCAATGGGTTGCCCAGTGATTCGCTGATGTGCTGGTCAGTATCAAGCGTCGGGCAGTCCCAGTACTTAGGGTCAGCACTGACTGTCTCGGTGCGTAGTGCGGTGGTAGTGCTCATGATCAGAAAAAGCGAGTGGGTAAGGAGTTCGGCTCGCTTGTGCCAATGGTAGGCCCTGAGCCTGGTAGGGGCTAGGGAATGTCACCAGATATTGATATTTCGTTACAATTGCCCATAGATCCTAGTGATAGCAAGGCTTCTGTTATTCTCAATAAGCACACGTTAATGCGAATTGCACAGATTTTTATATAAATAGTACACGCATACTACACACGTACACTGGATTATGTAGCAACTAGTGCATTTGTACTGGTTTCTTGGCCATGGATGCCTGCGTACCTGCATTCACAACAGTTACTCCGGCCAGTGATACCAATGGATCTGGGTCTGTCCACAGCGGATTGGACACGGTTTGGACACGGGGGGCCGATGTTTTTGGCCAGGAGAGAGGCATAGGGGGGATGCTGGCGCCGGGCGTATGGCGTAAGGACTTCTGAAATTTGTGTCAAAAATCAAGGGTGACCCCTACAAGCCCCCACAATGGCCCTCTGAGGAGCCGGAGGTGTATGGACACCTACGGGGAGTCAGAGGGGTGCTCACGGTCCTGCTAGACCCTTCTCAGACCACTTCCCACAAATTCGGCATCTCTTCATTGAGGAGTTGATAGATCTGTGTTGCAATGATCCGATGCTCAAGCTGTGTTTCCGGTCCCTTCCTTACGGAGAGGTAGTGAATCCAACTACGGATTGTTCCAGCCATGTAAAGTCTTGTGGGACTATTCATGGGAAGAATCTTCCTTGCTGATTCTTTTGCTACCCCTGATGACAACATTTCTTGGTAGAGATGTTCGGCATCTTCGAATAGCAAACTGATCCGTCGATAGAAGGCTTGTGTTTCTTCTGTGGTTAGATCATCAGTACTATTCTGACGGTTAGTCTGGTCCTGCCTCCTGAGATGCGGAATCTCCAGACCACCTAACCCATCCACAGTGGAAGCGTACCTTTGGCTAAACTCCTGGAAGGAGAAGCTCCTATGACGGAGGATCTGTGCTGAGATGTCCCGAGTGGTAGTAATCTCAAAGCAAGCAGAAGCCATCTCAAAAGGTGACCAGTGCTTATGGTTGACAAGATAGCGCAGCAACTTTCCGGTTGTGTCTAACTTGTTCTGACCCCTTGGATTGCTGACTCTGGCACAGTATTCAATTTGATGTTCTGCTGCTGGTGTGATCCAGATAAGCTTAGCTGACATAGTGGTAATGGTGGTAGTAACAGTGGTAGTTGTAGTAGTTGTTATGGTTGACTTTTCTTTCTATAACAGCTGTATCGGATAGGTCACGATGTTTCACATTACTACCTATCGGATACATTCTTCCTTAAAGAACAATAAAGAAGAATATTAACATTAATTATTATCATTAATAATAATAAAGAAGATCATTAACAATATATGCTCCGCTACGCTCCGCCTATATATACGGTAATAAGAATAATAAAGGGGGAATAATATTTGTCATTATTAAGATTCTTATTCTTGTTTTTCTTCCGTCATTAGTAATGTATCCTACAGTAGGCTTCGCATCTACTGTCTAATACATACCCCCCTTCCCCCCTAACTTACCCCCCTTTCTTTTTGTCAGCCCCCCCGGAGGGGGACCGTCCGTCCATCCTGCGAATGTTAATTCGCGTTATACCCGAAATCCCAAGAAACGTTTACAGTTGTCGGTGGAATCGGGGGGTTGTGGTAGCGTTGGGGAAGGGGCTACTTAAGGGGGAACCCCCCTCTTTCCCCCCTTCGGAACCGCTGTTTCCACACCCATGGAGCACCACTTCCACGGGTAATAATGTGCACCTTATCTTGGAGGTAGTGGTAGCAACGGATCTCAGCCGTTCACATCCACGTAAAAATGGCGCCTTCCTCTTGGGTGATGGGAACATCAAAGGTGCTTCCGGCAACGAGGAGATCTGTGGCTAGGGTAGGGGCATTGAGAAACCCATCCACCATATTGTTCCATTGGTCGCGGGACTTGCTGATCTCCTGTTCCTTTGCGGAGATGGCGAGAACATCCTGAAAGTATTTGACCCCCAAGGCGAGAGCATCGACCCTATCATCGTGCTTGACGGCCCCTTTTTCCCGACACATTCTTGTCAGCTGATACATCAACATTCGAGGTAGGCGTTCCTCTGGGGCCATATCGTGGTTGGACTGGTAATCCCAGGTGACGAGCTTCTCATCAATGACAAGGCGGTGCTGGTTAAGGACGGGTTCCAGTGTGTCAATGATCCGATCTTCCTTTCGAGTGGTGGCTCTTACCTCCTCAAAGGCCATACCGACCTTCATTTCTTGGGCGTGTTTCTTCATCAACTCCATTACCGCTCCGTCTCCGAAGTTGGACTCAATAAGACACATACTGGAACCGTAGCGTCGGGCCATCGTTAGGATGCCACGAAGGGTCTTGTCGGAGTACCCGTCTTGCGTAGCCAGTATGTCCCTCAAAAAGATGAAGCCATTGATCTGTGACAAGACCACGGCAACCGTCTCGTCCTTACCACGACCACTTGGGTCAACCGCAACAATGGTCTGTCCGTATGGGACGTATTCCCCGGTTGTCTTTGGCCTATGCCACCTATCGCCCGGCAGAGCCACAGCAGGCAGGTCAAGAAGGGTTTCTTTATCCGAACCCCAAACAACGTCCGAAGGCCCCTTGCTGGGGTCCAAAGGCATCACTGAGAAGTCGCTAAGCTTGAGAGGGAACTTCAGGGCATCCGAAAGGGACGTATCGAGCATAAACTGCAACATGAAGTTGCTCCGACTCATGCTCTGTTCTCTTTCGAGGAGGTTGATCTCGGAGAATCTTGTGTCGGTTGGTTGCCACGAAAGCTTCTCGTGACCAACCTTCTCAATATCCGCCACAAGCTGTGGGGCAAGAACATCCTCGTACCCAACTAAGCTCTTTGGATAGCGGGCAGGCCACACAAAGGGTCGATAGTTCCTTTCCCGAAGTGTGCGGTAGACGGTAAAGGTAGTTTGAGGTGTTCCAAGAAATACAATGCGACTGTCCTGCTTTGGTGTGAGGACTGATTCGCCTTCTGTAACCAACTGAAGAAGTTTTTCTCGCATGAGATCTGTCGCAGAGTTTGCAGGAACTTCCACGTCATCAAACACAATAAGGTCAGCACGAGAACCAGTGATCTGTCCCGTGATACCAACGCTCTTAACGGATGGTGACTGGGCAGGCCGACATCCAGCAATGTCAAACGATACGCGACTCCAACGTTGGTCATCATCGACCGGACGCATTCCCGACAGCCATTCAAACTCAAGGATACACTTTTGACAAAAGATAGTGAAGTCATCGGCTCGTTGTTTTGATGCGGAGATTACAAGGATCTTTTTATCTTTGTCTTTCCAGAGGGTCCACAACACAAAGGCAGCAGCAATCCAAGACTTACCAAGACCACGAAACGCTTGAATTTGTAGTCGCTTTGGGCCATTCTGAAGGTACTCGGCAATGGCAAGTTGTGCTCTTGTTGGACGAGGTAGGTCTAACGACTTCCAGACAAGAGAAAGAAATAAAGGGAAACTGGCCTCTAGGCGGGCCTCTACGGTGCTTGTGTTGGGGGTCATAAGGGAAACATACACGGAAGGGGGTGGAGGCCCGTTGTAGAGCCTCCTAGATACCAATGGTGAAGGGTTAAGCTAAATAGCCACCCTGTTTAAAACGATTCTTGCTTTTGGTAGCGGTTGATTTATACCCAGGAATGGGGCCAACACCTTCCCAATATTGAGAAGGATCGCCTTTAACTTTATTAAGTTTAGTGGCGTAACCACCAAAATTAGGTTCACGGCGAAACACTTCGTCTTGAGGTCCTTTTACCTTCAGTTTATTTGCCGCTTCAAAAGCTGCTTGATTGACTGATTTAGATGGCTTCTTTTTGGGGGCCATATTACTTACCCTTCTTTTTCATGCCAGCCTTACTCATGGCAATAGCAATAGCTTGTTTTTGGGGACGACCCTCATGCATCATTTTACTGATGTTTTTTGAGACGGCCTTCTTTGATGATCCTTTAGAGAGTGGCATGATCAATAACCCATCTTGGCTTTCTTGAGTTGTTTCTTAAGAGCAGCAGCAGCTTGAGCAGCGGTGCGACCAATGGCATCACCCGCCCGCTTACCAAGATCTGTCTTTGGATTGGCTTTAATGCCGGGAAGCTTTTTAACGGCTTGATCAACAACAGAGCCAGACTTACCTTGAGCAAAGAGGTTAGCACCAACACCAATAGCACCAGCCTTGCCAGCAACACCACGCATCGCAGCACTAACTCCACGCGCTGCGGGGGCTAGGGCACGACTTCCCGTAATGGCACGGGTCTGTCCAGAAAGACGATTGATCTTTGCGTACTTACTGTTACCACCGGTTGCCCGAATGGTGTTGGTTGTACCCTTGGAGGGGACGTTGGGAAGTTGTGGCCCTTTACCTGGTCCCTTTGGTGGACTAGGAGGCGCAATCCGTCCACCGGACTTAGGCTTGCCCGACATGGTATTCTTTTGAAGGGGACCTTTATTGGTAGCAACGGGGGTCCCAGGCTTCACACCAGCAGCAAGACGAGGCTTAGCTCCAGTGGTTGCTGCGCGTTGACGCATTGTGTCCCGAGCCTGAGCCCGTACTTGTGTACGAGCCCGTGAAGCTGGAGTAGTGAGGGGTTTTGGTTTTGCCATGATGTTATTTCATTT